CTCGGCGTCAATTTCGACAAGGAAGTCGACCTGTCCAGTATTGCCGCTATGTACGGCGTCAGCCTGGATGAGCTGCAGCAGAAATTCAACGACGCTGCCCGCGAGGTCAACCGCGGTAACGACCTGATGCTCATCACCCAAGGCGCGACCACTACGCCTCTGGTATCGGACATTCCGGACCCAACAAAGACCTATGACGTCAACCTCCAGACGGTCTCGGCCGCGCTGGATATCCCGGCAAAGATATTGGTTGGCATGCAGACGGGCGAGCGCGCCAGTAGTGAAGACCAAAAGTATTTCAATGCCAGGTGCCAGTCGCGCCGGGGAGAGTTGACCTTCGAGATTAATGACCTTTTCGCGCAGCTCATGCGAATAGGTGTGGTGAAGACAAAGGCTGAGTTTACGGCCATGTGGGACGACCTGACCGAGGCTACCCAGAACGAACGGCTTGCCAATGCCAAGCTGCTTTCGGAAATCAACGAGACGTCTTTGGCGGCTGGTGGTGTGGTCTTTAGTGGGGCGGAGATTCGCGAGGCGGCTGGCTACGAGCCGGAAGAGCAGCCTGAGCCAATGCCTGATGAAGATCCGGAGGGTTCAGATGGCCAAGGCGCCGATTCTGCCGGCCAAGCCTAGTGACCCGACCGGAGCTGATGCTCTGGAGCGTGGCGCCATGCGTGATTTTGCCAGGCGCATGCAAAAGATCCGTGCGGCCTATGTGGACGGTCTGAACAGAATGCCTTCAGAACCGGCGGTAAATCGGCGTTACACCTTCAATCTCGATCCTCTGCTGTTATCAACAATTCTGGCCAGTGCCAGCTCCGAGGTGGACGCCCAGCTGCTGGAGGGGGGCGAGCAGGATCTCTGGTTTATGCGCTCCTATGTAGCCGTCGCTTATCAGCGAGGTACTGGGCAGGCGTTTTCAAATCTTGCTCGGCAGTCGCCAGCCTACCAGGCAGGTCAGGAATCCCTGGCCGCGATATTGAGATCGGACCCGTATAGGCGGCGCATTGCCCTGGTCGCCGCCCGTGAATATGAGGAGATGGTCGGCCTTTCCGGTGCGGTTAAGGCCGATATGGCGCGAATTCTTACTGACGGTATGGCGAGAGGGCTCAACCCCCGAGAGATCGCCAAGTCTCTCCGGCAGCAAGCCGGGGTCGAGGCACGGCGCGCAAACCGCATCGCGCGCACAGAGATCACAACAGCGCTTCGCAGGGCGCGCCTCGATGAATCTGAAGACGCCCAAGATCGCTACGGCCTGAAAATGTTGGAGATGCACTATTCGGCTCTTTCGCCGACCACGCGGCTTAGTCACGCCAGACGCCACGGCAACCTTTACACCGCAGATCAGCAGCGCGACTGGTGGTCTCAGGACGCCAACAGCATCAACTGCAAGTGTACGAGCATCAGCGTTCTTGTTGATGACCAGAACAACCCTCTGGTGCCGTCCATCGTGGACCGTGCCCGACTTACTGAGCAGCGCATGAAGGCTCAAGGCAAAGGCCCCTGGGCCGGGGAGAAATGAGCATGCCTATGCAGGTGAACATCACCACCCAGGTGAACAGCAAGTCCATTCGCCGAGAACAACATAATGGCCGGGAGCATTTAGTGCTGCCCAGTTACACGCTGCCGGCGAACGTGGTGATGAACGGCGGCCTGTACACCTCGGAACAGATCGACAAGCACTATGCCGGCCTTGAGGGCACGCTGGCGCCGCTCGGGCATCCGACCGTGAACGGGGCCTTCGTTTCTGCCTTCAGCCCTGAGGGTATTAACGTCGGCCACGTCGGCGCCTGGAACCGCAACGTCAAGAAAGCTGGCAACCGTATCTACCTGGAGAAGTGGGTGGATATCGACTTCGCCAAAAATACCGAGGGTGGGCGCGAGCTGATCGAGCGAGTCGAGGCCATCGAGCGCGGTGACGAAGTACCTCCGATTCACACCAGCGTCGCCGCATTCCTGAACCGCCTGCAGCCCAATGAAGATCAGTCCGGCACCGGTGCTGAATGGGTGGCCGAGATTGTCAGCATGGATCACGACGCGATCCTGCTCCATGAGGTGGGCGCGGCCACGCCAGAGCAGGGTGTCGGTCTGATGGTCAACGCTGATCAGGCTCAACCCCTACAAGCCAACTCAGGCGCGCTGATCGGCGAGTCATATCGAGAGCGCGAGCAGCGCCTTGATAGAGCGGCCAAGGATCAATTCTCAACCGGCGCAGAGGACTGGGTTTACGTTTCGGACTTCACCGACAGCCAAGCGGTTATTGCCGGGCGCGACATGAAGCCAGCCGTCTACGGATATACCGAGGAAGGCGGGAAGATCAAATTCGATTCTCAGGGCGTGCCCGTGGTTCGCCAGGAGAGCTGGATTGCGCTGACCGCCAACAAGATCAAGCAACTTTTCCAACCGCAGGCTCGGCCTGTAATCAACCAGAAGGAGGGCGATATGCCTCTTACTACTGAAGAAAAGGCCGAGATTGTCAAAGAGATCGGCGCCAACACCACCGAGGCTATCAAGGTCTTGGCGGATACCGTAATCAAGCCCCTGGCCGACAGCGTGTCCGAGCTGTCCGCCAACCACAAGGCGCTGTCCGATTCGCTGACCGCAAATCAGCGCGCGGAAGAGGAAGAGATGCGCGAGGCAGTAAAGGCCAAGTATGGCGAGGTGGTGGGCAACAACCTGCAAGGTGAGGCGCTCAAAGAGATGTTCAAGCAATGCGGTGATGCCGCAGCGCTGGGCGCCAATGCCGCAAGCCAGCAGTCCGGCCTGACCGCCGAAGTCGCAAACCTGCCGAAGGAGTAAGGACATGCCCCGTTATCATCGAGTAAACATCGACGGCCAGTCGCTGTTCAAGACCGAAACGCGCAAGGTTGCCACTGGCCTGCAGCCCGGAACCTTTGTTGTCATCAATGGCGACGACGAGTTCGAGCAGGCGGACGCCGTTGTTGGTCGCCTGTATGTGCTTGACAGCGCCTACCACGAAGGCTTGGGAATCGCCGATGCGGTACCCGCAGGCCACTCTGGTGTCGGCAACTACCTGGAAGAAGGTCGCGAGTTCGCTGTCCGCATGGCTGCCGGCACTTACGCCAAGGATGACGCTGTAACGGTCAGTGCGGCGGGCTTGGCGATCCCGGTGCCGGCAGCTGCAGGCTCCTACAAGGTGATCGGCTACATCCAGGACGACGTCACCACCACGGCCGTCGATTTCATCCGTATCCGCGTTCGTGCGGACTCGGTAACCGTCGAATAAGGAGAAGGGCACATGTTCCTCACTCAGCAAGCAATCGCCGCCCATCCTCGTTTGATGGGCCACTACCAAGAGCTGCAGGCCAACCGCAATATCTGGAACAACCAGAACGCGGCCATGATCCAGGCGAACCGCGCAAGCATGACCCCTGAGATGCTGCAGACCAACGCACTGGCTGGTCTCGGTCGCGAGTTTTGGGCCGAGATTGACCGCCAGATTGTGCAACTGCGCAACCAAGAAACCGGCATGGAGATCGTGACTGATCTGCTGACCGTTCAGACTGTGCTGCCGATCGGCAAAACCGCCAAGCTGTATAACGTGGTCGGCGATATTGCTGATGACGTTCAGGTCAGCATTGACGGCCAAGCGCCGTATTCGTTCGACCACACTGAATACAACTCTGACGGCGACCCGATCCCGGTGTTCACCGCGGGCTATGGCGTCAACTGGCGTCACGCTGCCGGCCTGAACACTGTGGGTATCGATCTTGTGCTGGACTCGCAGGCTGCAAAAATGCGCAAGTTCAACAAGAAGATCGTTTCCTACATGCTGGACGGCTCGGAAAATATCCAGGTCGAGACCTATCCGGGCCAAGGCTTGCGCAACCACCGCAACACCATCAAGGTTGACCTCGGTGCTGGCGGCGCAAACATCAACCTGGCCACCGCAACCGCCGCTGAGCTGATCGCGTTCTTCAGCACTGGCGCATTTGGGCAGGCTGCCATCAACAACAAGGTCACTTCTTACGATGTGGTCTGGTTGTCGCCGGAGGTCATGCTCAACATGTCGCAGGCCTATTTCGTCAACGGCCAGGCTGTCGGCACCGTGATGGAGCAGGTAATGCGCTTTGCGCCGCGCGTACGCGAGTTCCGCGAGACCTTCGCTCTGTCCGGCAACGAGTTCCTGGGCTACCAGCGCCGCCAGGATGTTGTATCGCCTCTGGTCGGCATGGCGGCCGGCGTAGTGCCGCTGCCGCGCCCGCTTCCGCAGGTGAACTACAACTTCCAGATCATGGCTGCCATGGGTCTCCAGGTGAAGACCGATGACGAAGGCCTGTCTGGCGTGATCTACGGCGCTGATCTGACCTAAGGAGCTGTTATGGCTAAGTACGAGGTAATTCGCCCCTGGCACGGCGTGGCGCTCGGCGATGTGGTCGAGATGGAAAAGCTGCACCCGGCCCTCAAACCGAATGTGCGGGTAATCAAGGGCAAGGCAGCCCTTGATCCAGCTACGCCGACCGAAAGCCGTAAGGATGTGATCACTGGCCGCCTGAAAGAGCTCGAGATTGATTTCGATGCTCGCAAAGGCGAGAAAGCCCTGGCTGAACTTCTGCCAGAAGGCGAGATGGAAAAGCTGTTCCCCGCCGAGTAATTGGCACATGACGAGAGGCCGCCTTCGGGCGGCTTCGTCGTTTCTGGCCTTCGGGCCAACTTATTCAGGAATCGGACATGATTACGACAGAACAGGCCCAGCAGTACCTGAAGAGCCAGGGAATCGATAATGTGCCCGACTTCATATTGGCGGCATGGATTGAGCAGCTGGGCGCTATTCAGGCGTGCCTTGATGAGCATTACGCACCTGCCACGGCGCTCCTGATACAGGCCTATGTGCTGGCGTTATTCGCGCTGGCCCAGGCCGATAAGTACATCTCCAGCCAGACAGCACCATCCGGTGCTTCTCGGTCGTTCCGCTACAACTCTTTCGTTGACCGCTGGAATGCGCAGACATCACTGCTGCGCGGCCTAGATAAGTACGGGTGTGCGACAGAGCTTATTCCGCCAGACCCCACCAAGCCGTCTCATGCCGGATTGTGGGTGGCGAAGGGTGGGTGCAATTGAGCGCGACAGCAAATTGGTCGTACACCAACGTAGCGACCGTCAGACCGTTCCTCTCCATCGATCTGATGTCGCAGGAAACGCTGTACGGCCCCGAATACGAGATCGCATGCACTTGGGCAGCCAAGAGCGAGCAGGCTCGAGATGACAACGGTGCCGAGTTTGTCTCCCGCCACATGATTTACACCGAGGACAGCCGCCCGAAGTACCTGGACATGATCCAGTTCGAAGGGTCGGATGGCTGGGAGGAAATCCGCTCAGTAACCAACTGGGATATGTCCTTCTTTGGCGAAGATCCTGACTTTCTATTGGTGACCTGACATGACCCCAATCGAGCTGATCAAGGCTGCGCACGACCGGCTCCTAGACGAGCACGACGAAGACCCTCGCAGCGCGCTGATGCGCGGCCTGCATGACCTGCTCAACAGCCCGCAGGACGTACCAGATGACACCATCCGCCTGAGCGCGAGCATCCAGCCTGGTGGCGTATTCACCGTGACCGACCAGCATGGCCGGAGAGTGCAAGGCGTGACGTGCGTGACAGCATTCCGTGACCAGGCCGGTCGCGACGTGATGCAGATAAACCTCTGAGGTGACTCAATGCCGGTATCTGGAATGGAAAGGGTGCGCAAAGGCTTCAAGATGACCGTCGAGCGCGCAGCGGGACCGGTCACGGAGGGCGCTGTATACGCCATCCTCAGTCAGGGCGGCGCCCTGGCGCAAACGATGACCCCAATCGATACCAGCACACTGATCAATAGCCAGTATGCGCCTCAGATAGACGTGCAGCGCGGCAAGGTGGCTGGCACGGTTGGCTACACGGCAAGCTACGCATTTGCGGTTCATAACGCATCAGGAAGCCTTGCCGGGCAGCCCCGTCATAACGGCAACGGCAACTATTGGGACCCTGCGGGCGAGCCCGGATTCCTCAGCAAAGGCTTTGACCAGGTGCAGGCCTATGTGCCGGGCATTCTCCGTCAGTATTACAAGGTGTGATCATGTACGACGCGCTAGTTGACTGGGTTGTTTCCGTCCTTGGGCCGCAGTACCAGCCAAGCAGAGGGCAGTGGGTGGACTCTCCTGCGCTGGCTGATATCTGGATTGCATCTGTCCATTCGATGGGCGGAGCGACGGTGGACGTTGAGGATCGGCGACCGCGTTATCGCATCATCCTTCTCGGGCCGCGCAATGGGCGTCAGCATGCGGCTGATATAGGTAATCATGCGGAGATGCTGGTGGCGGCGACTATCGACGGCTCAGTGCCGTGCAGTGCCGCCTCGATCAGGGCGATGGCAGAGCCTGCGGGCCCTGGCTACACCACCGAAAACCGAGCTTGGTGCTCGGTCGACCTTCAAGTCACCTATTAATCCGACACCGAGCAATCAGAACCCGCCAATCGGCGGGTTTTTGCGTTTAATCCCAACAGGAGGCCATAACCATGGCATGCAATAAAACCAAGTTTGTGGGCCGTGACGTGGTCCTTGAGTACGTGATCGGCTGTGGCGACGAGCTGCCGGCCGAAGGTGACTGGAAGCGCTTTGGATCCATGCGAACAAAGGAATTCACGCTGGAGTGGGACACCACTGACGCCACTGACGCAGATACCGTCGGCGCGCTGCGCGAGAACCTTGCCACTTTCCTGGCCCTGAGTATTTCCGGCGACGGCACAGTAAAAGCGTCCGGCACCGGAGCTGCCAACCTGATCGAGCTGACCAAGCATGTCAGCAATCCGGCGGCCACCAGCGGGCAGCCGGTCGTGTGGATGCGCATGACGTTTCCGGACCTGACATTCACCTGCTTTATGTTGCTGAGCAGCATGAGCCGCAGCGCCCCGTACGACGACGTGGTGACCTACAGCATGGAAGCGTCGGCAACCTCGTCCGACTTCGGTCTGATTGTCGATGACACGCCTGATCCGGACGCAGACGACGTTACCAGTGTGACCGCTTACCCTGAAACCATGACTCTGTCGGTTGGCGAGACTGAGCGGGCCGTAGCGGCGGTTGCGCCGACCACTGCGCCCCAGGGTATTCAGTGGCTCAGCGATACGCCGGCCGTCGCCACTGTTAGCCAGAGCGGCGTAGTGACAGCAATCAGCATTGGTGAAGCCGTTATTACTGCGCGGTCGAGCGCTGACGCCTTGATGA